GATAATAAAATGGCAAATGATGCTTTTAATTGTTTTGAAAAATCAGAGGATGTTTCAGTAAATAGAAAAGCTCGTTCGGAAATTAATTTTAGTCAATTTATAAAATCTGGAGAAGAAGAAGTAGCTTTTGAGAGTTCCATACCAGATGATGGAGGTTTACATAGCAATTCATTTTCAAATTATGATTTGGTTGATTTTGAAACATCACTTAAAAAGTTATCATCCAAGCTTGATCCCAAGACAAGGAAAATCATTAAACTTGTTTATTTTGATGATTATTCTATTAAAGATGCAGCAGAGCAGGTGGGCTTGACAGGTTGGGCAGCAAGCATGAGGTTAAAAAAATTGGCTTTACGTGGACCATTTAAAGCTATATTTGAGCAAGATTTATTACAATCATTATCGGATGAAATATCTGGCCTAGATTAAATGAAAAACTTAAAGGAAAATATTTTAAAATATATTGATAACGAAAAAGAAATTTCTCGTTATCAAATTTCTATTTTGGAAAAAATTCAAGACATATCTGTCTCTAAAAAAAGAATACTGAATTTGGAAAAGGAATTTATTAGACTTCCCCTTGAGAGTATGGAGTTTTTAGATGTAGCAGATGTTGCTGCAGCCATTTCAATATATAAAACTTCAAGAAGCATGTTCTATCAACTTTATAAGTTGGCTCATCCTGATGAAATCAACATTAATAAATCTAAATATTTAGACTATCTAAATAAGAAAATCTCTTATTTAAAAGAGGTTGGTAATGAGTATATTTCAAACAGAGTTCAAGAACTAAACTTGGTTCAAAATTCTGATTTCTATTATGATTTAGCACAAAGGCAAGCTTTTAAAAATAACAATTCAATAGAATTAGAAAAAAGGAAATTGGATACGCTTGATTTACAAGATTTATTAAAAATAGAGCCGCTAACTATAGCAAAAAAAAGAGCTAGGGCACAAGCAGTTACTTATTCTATTGGCAAGTATATTCTTGAATCAGTAACTGATGTTCAGTTGAATGAATGCCTTAGCATAGAATCTTTAAATGATTTAAATAGAATTTTAGATGATATAATTAAAAATTTAAGAGCGAATATATTTAAATATTATAATTTTGCTTTAAACACATTGCCTGCTCAAGTTAAAGATACCATGGGTGATAATCTTTATTTATCTAAGATCCATCCATTGCAAAATATTCTTGATTTCTCAAGTCTTAAAAAGTTTGGTATTCATCCAATTCCAATCTCGAATCCTGGGGGTTTTAATAAACACTCACCCATGTTAGGAAATATTTTATTTGGAACAAAAAAAACTATTTCAACATCAATTATGAAAGACGCAGAGAGAAATATTCAAAATAAAGTTTTTGGAATATTATTACCAATACCTAGAAAGGGTAATGAGAAAATGACTTTGCTTTATAAGCAAATTTTTATTGATCAACTAGAGGTTAGTCATTTATTTGCAGATACAATCTCAAACACAAAAGCATTACGTGGTAATAAAGAAATATATTATAAATCTGTTTTAATGGAACCATTATGGAAAATTATTAATTTATCAATAACAGATAGTACAGCAAGGAATGTTTTGCGTTTAATAACAGGTAAAAGTAATACACACTTAAGTGATTTAGCCCTTAGTGATGAAAGTATAATTTCGGATTTAAATAATTTACATTTGGGCTTCTTTAACATTTCAGAAAATTCAATAATTTATGCAGCTAAGACGCGCTCCGAAGAAGAGGGTTTGGTGGAAATTTTTCCAATAATTAATTCAAAAATTTCAGAAATCACAAAAGATTATAATAGATTAATTACTAATGAATTATTGTAGAATATAGAAGAAAGGATGGATGTTTATGTACAGTTTTTATAGAAAAGCCAGTTCAATATTTTTTGCAAATGAAAATTCTTTGAAAGGAAAAATCACAGCAATGCGTGATAGAGAATTTTCAGCATATCTATCAGTCCTTTCCCAAGTTCATGATAGCTTAAAACAAGGTGTTGATTTTGAACAGGCTATATCTGATGCTGCGGGAGCTGCATATGTATCTAAGATCAAATCGATTATTGATGACATAGGAATGGAAACATTTTCATCAAAATCTTTTGATGAAATTACAAAATCATTAGAAGATTTTAGGGCCCCACCAGAAGAAGAAGTAAAAATTCCAGGTGTTGAACCTACAACTTCTTATACAAATCCTTCACCAAAATTAGATGTTAATGAATTGTTAGGCATGCTTCCAGAGGAAAGATATGAATATTTTTTGAAATTAAATTATCCAGATTCAGAAAAGCAAAAAGCAAAGCATGTTTTAGAAAATTTAAGATTAATAAATCTCTTTTATTCTGATGAAGCAACCCCAGAAAGTTCAAAAGAAACTATTCTAAGAGATTTAATTGATGCAATGGCAACTTTACAAACCATGGCTGATAAGCAAATTTCTGGCGAAATAAGTGAAGAAAACGAAGAACCTCTAGACGATGAAGATGAGGGGCCCGGAAGTGCTGGTAAAGGTCGAGATTTAAATAAAAAAATAAGTCCAAATTCAAAGAAAGAAAATTCAAAGAAAAAATATGTTTCAAACGCATCATCTTCAGCGGACATAAGTCAAGATGATGTTTTAGAACAAGAAACTTTTATTAAAAATGAAAGTTTTAAGATTTTTCAGCAAAAAAGTAACAACCCTTATGTTGACTTTTCTGTAACGCCACCTAAAGTTAATGATGATTTAGAATTAGTTTTTGGTAAGTTCTTTTCTGATTTGGAAAAGATTTTCCAAGAAGCATGGAGTTCTTTGGATTCATCGAAGCCTGTATTAAAACAAAAGCTAAACACCTTGCTTTATTCAATTAAAGTTGCTGATGTTATGACATATAATGAATTACAAAATGCATTAAAAGATTATCCAAAAGAGTATGAGCGTGAGTATAAAAATTTAGAGCATCGACTTTCAAACGAGTTACCAACGCAAGTCATCTTGAAAGATGAATATTTTGATACGTTGTTTTATGCAGCGATTTTTCTTTCAGCACCAAAGTTGGGAGAACTATTGATGTCAGAAGATCATAAGTTATTAGAAAATGAGGCTTTAAAGAATACTCATATTCAGGAATCAGATTTCGATTTAATTAAATCGAAAATGGAATCCTTTGCTAAGGTTAACTTTAAGAGTAAGGCTGTTGATTATTTTAAATTAAACTCTAGATACAAGGAAAAGAATTTCTTAGACAGGTGTGGTTTGAGATGGGACACGGTCTTCAAAAGAAGTCTTGAAAAAGTATATCCCAGTGGTCCAAAATTTACATTAAAGCCATGTCCAACATGTTATAAATGGGTGCCATGGTCATATACTGGTATGGCAAAGAAGAAACAAGAAGAATTTCAAGGCTTTTATGTTAGATTAATTTCTTACTTCACAAATAATATTGAGCATCCAAAAATTACTCTAGAAGATCTTCAGGCAAGAAAATGGCCAGCATTACCAAGCTCATTGTATTCAAATGAAAGAGAGCAGCAACTTGCAAACAAGTACATGAGAGAGGGTGATAAAAGTTGGGATGAAATTCAAGATTTATTGAATAGTAATGATTCTAAAAAACATGAGGAGGGATGGCACCGTCGTTCTGGGGCTTTATATGCTGCAGGAGGTCAGTTTTTATCAAGTAAAGATACTTTGATTAATTCTGTAATGACAGAATGTCCATTCAATTCTGCTGGAAAGTCAGGATGTGGAATTTCTTTTACTCCAACAAAGGCAGGTGGTGTAATTTCAGGAAAAACTGCTTTACAACCACAATGGAATGGCATACCTGATTCGACTAGAAATAGATCTTATCAAACTAATACTTTGGCGGAAGAGTTATGGGATGATAAAGAATTATTTCAACAAGCAAAAAGTCTTCAACGTGGCGGGTATAAATTCTCAAGAATTAATTTTGCATGCACATGCCGTATAGCACAACCAGATAGTCTATCTTCATATAAACATAGTAACATTGCGATTTCCAAAGCTGGTTTGGCAGGCTCTCGTGATTTCGTTTATCCAACCCAACCAAATGGAACAGTAGATGATACAATCGAAGATGGGACTTTAACATACATGGTTTGTGGGGCACCAACATCTTTATCTTCTTTTGATAGAAATTCAAATAGTGTTGGCTTTATTCTAAAGTATTTAAAAGAAACCAGGGAATCTTCATTCGAAGATTATCGTGGTCTGATGTCCTACTTAATTAAGGAAGGTGTTGATATCCAAAGTATTATGGATTTGGATCAGGACCTTGATCGATATGTTCAAGAGACAGTAGAAAAACAGGCGGACAGCATTCAAGTTAGAATGAAAAAGATATCTTCATTATTAAAAGAAGCTGTGATAAGCCTTCCTAACGAGGGCTTTGGTAGTGACAAAAGAAAATATTTTGGTGGGCTAACATTAGTTTGTCCATTCGGCCATAAATTTACAGTCGAACATAGTTTAAGGTTTGCGGAAGCAAACGCCGGCATCTTCCAAAAAGAAGGCTTGTTGAAAAATTATGCATCATTAGTAACAACAAATGGTGAAAGTAATCTAAAAACATTAATTAAAGAAAAATATATTGTTCCAGCTGATGACAAAGAAATGTCTGGTTACCCTAACAAGATGCCATATGAAAAATGGAAATTACAACCAAATGGTGTAGTTTTCCCTGACTTTAAAAACCCAGAACTTCCTCTTTTAACATTTTCAATACCTGTTAATCTTAATGGTGATATGGTTGATTATGTTTTCTATAAAAAAGGGCATGGATGGAAAGACTCTATCTGGTTACCAAATCATTCATATGAATCATCAAGACATGAAGTTAATTCTTTAGAATTAGATGAGTCAGAGCGGGCCGCACTAACATCAAAATCTGGCGATGACGAAGATTCTTTTGATGTCATGGATATTGCAGGATATCAAGAATGGAATATTAAAGAGAATAATTCTGTTGTAGACTTTGAATTTAATCAAATGCCATCCAAACCTATTCCAGGTGCAGGAAAATTAGAAAATGATGTTGGAATAGACCCTCAAGAGCTCAATAATAGGATCGAGTCTTTTTCAAGGGCTTTAAAATCGACATTGAGAATTATAATAACTTGGACAAAAGGTTTGGTTAGCGATCAAATGATGTCAACGATGTTAACAGATTATAAGGTGGATTTGTCTCCTTATATTGAAGAATTAAGTGCGCCACTTATACCTCATTTGATTTTAGAAGACTTGTCTGGAGAAAGATTATCTATAAATGATAAATCTCCCGAAGTACAATCGTTAATATCAGATGCCAAGAAATATATTCTAAACAAGGTTAATGAAAAATCAAATATAACTTACGATTGGATTCGGAGCAATATTCACGAACTTCCTGAAGATAAAACTTTCGATGAACAAATCGCAGTTACAATTATTGCTAATGCCATCAGAGAATTCAATAGTCCGGATTTAGATACAGCTTTTTTCTCTGAATATGGAGAAGCGACTCTTGATATGGATAACTTAGATACGGTATCTAAAATTATTGCTAAAAAAATTGTTGATTCGAATCAACAAATTACAAAAGAGATCTTACTTAGAAGTGTTAGCCATAAAGAGTATGAAAAAAGAAAAGTTCAATACAATAGTAGAGTATTTATGGTGGGATACTCACAATATTTAGCTAATGCATTATCTTTAATATATAAAAAATATTGTTTAGATAAAAATTCATATTTATACATTGGTTATGATATAGGTATTAATCTTTCAGATCCTACCAAAATTTTAGGTTACATGAAAGAAGGGGCCTGGGTCGGTGGAATTTCAGAAGACCAGGTTGATAACATCATTTCATCATTGTCTGAAGCAATTAAAAACTCGGGTCCTTTTGCTAAAGTTAAGCCTCAAACTTTACATTATGGATATCGAATCGATAGAGCTTGGGAAGAATTAGAGTCGTATTTAACTAGGGCTAAAAAATATTCTGTATCAGCAAGAGCAACAGAGTTATCTAGAGAATATATAGTATCTAGATTATCTTTCATTTCCGGGCAAAAGATAGCTGATGTTAAAGAAAAAATATCAGGAGTTTATCCTTCACGTTCAATATTATTTAACGGTACAACAGAAAAACCTGAGACAGCCACATATTTAGTAACAAAAAGAAGAATACCACACATTAGTAAAGAACATAACTTTGTTAAGTTGCCAGGCACACAAATTGTTCACGAGTGGGTTGTTAGAAACAAAATCACAAACGAAATTTTTGTGTATTCAGATGAAGCTGAGGCGAATGGAAAATTATCAACAATATTAGCTAACACACAAGAACTCGACAAAAAGAATTGGGTTCTAGAGCCTGATCCTTATTGGGTAAACGAAAATTATAATTTTGATAGTAGCAAAATGCAGGTAGGAATTTTAACGCCTAAAGTTAGGGTGGATTTTGAATGGCCTCCTCAGCCAGGCACAATGGATTTCGTAGGAATAAATCTTCCCTTCGAAATTACGGATAAGAAGGTAGATGCAAGTGTTAATAAGGCCAAAGATGTACCAATTTTAGGACTTCGAATGATTGTTGATTTTGATGGTTATCCATTAGATATTTCACCTTTAATTAGAAAAGGTGATGGCTCCGATTTAACTATTGCAAAAATAAACAAAGCAGAGCAATATATTATTGAAGCAAACAAATCAACTCAAAGAGCAATTGAATTATATCGACAAGAAATGTCTAATGATATTAATAAAAATCCAAAAATATTGGCTGATTTTATAGCTTCAGAAGAGGCAAAATTAATGATTGCAATAGAGCCATATTTAGAAATCATAAATTCTCAAAATACATATCTCACAACAAAACAGTCTTATCAGGACCCAGCAGAGTTGGGTTTTGGAAGACCTATGATGAGAATTGCAATTGAGGATCCAATTAGGGCTTATAAAATTATAATGAACCCTCAAATTAGAGGAGTTAATCTTACATCAGAACAACAGGATATGCTAATTGAATTTATAATTAGAATTTATAACTTAGATATGATTAGAGATTATGCAAGAACAATTTATCCTGATCTGCAGACAAAAGATCTTTTTGAAAAAATAGATGTTTTAAACTTTAAGAAGATTAATTCGAAAATGAAATCTGGAGTTTCGTATACTTCAGAAGGAAAAGAGCAACTTGGTTGGGCTCATTTGCCTGGTGAATATTTCAATTTAATTCCAGGAGAGCAAGGAACTGATTCAGGTAGTTATTTGCAATATGTATATAACACTAATCAAAACGTAGCATCAACTTTGGCTCAGGGAAAGCATCCAAATATGAAAACTTTAGTTAATGCATCTCATACCGTCAAGGAACATGGATTATCAGAAAAAGAAGCAGATAACAATATGTTTGTAAGTAAAATGGAAAAAGATATGTTGTCCTATATCAGATCTAGAACATCTGGTGAACGTCAAAATGCGGCCAAAGATCACAAAAAGAAGAAGGCCTCTAAAGAAAGTAATAAAGTCACATTGACAGAATATAAGCTATCGCGTATCCTAGATACAGCAGAACTTTCCTTAGGGCTGCCGTTTGATGATGTAGAAATTCCAAACTTTTAATTAATGCGAATAGGAGAAATATAATGACTGATTTAGTTGGAGCCATTAATCCATTTTCTGCAGTAACAACAGAAAAAGTTGCTGATAAAGATGCGATTAGAAAATTCGTTAAAGATATGATTGAGATGACAGAAAAAGTAAAAGATGCTCAGGGTGACTTAAAAGAAGTTATTGATTCAAATGAAGAAATAATTGATATTGATGAAGAAATTAAATCTTTAAAAGAAAGGAGAAAGCAAATTATTGCGGAGAGTGCTGTTATTCAAGGTTATCTTCAAGTCTTAAACGAGGTTTTGGAAGAGAAACAACAAGTTATTTCTGATGCTAAACAAGATAATGTTCCTAAAAGTGAGATCGATTTAGCAATCAAAGCTCTTAAGAAAAATATCGATATGAAACTCTCAACAGAGGTGTATTCGAATATTGCAGATCTTATTGATTAATGATTAAAGAAGATTTGTATTTAAAACTAAATCTTCTTCCTCCAGAAGAGTATGCTGAATTAGATAGGCAAAGTAGGGTTTCTAGTTCGTTTAAAATTCTAAAAAAATATGCAAACATTAATGGTCTAAATTCATTAGCATCTTTAAATATGGAAATGGAACAAAAAATTCTGTATCGAAGAACTGGAAAAACTACCAATTCTATAATAGAGATGTTATTTAGATTCTACCAAGGTTGGCATGTGGCTGTGCTGTGTACTAACACAAACATGGTTAGATACACTACAGCGGTAACTCAAGACTTTAGAAAAGTCTTGGATCCTGAATACTTTTATCCACCTATGTGTGGGAATTATGAAGTTATTAGAAAAACTATTTTTGAATATAATCTTAGAAATACTTTTTCTAAGACTCATATTTTAGATCAATATGATTTTAACCCACATATGCTTGGGAAGAAATTTGATCTTATAATTGATGATAGTGATTAATGTTGTTAATTCATGTTGAACATTGGAGATGTTTTGAAAAAAAAATTTGTATCTTTGCACAATCACTCTCACATAGGGAGCCCTTTAGACGGCTTTAATTCAATTAAAGATTTAATTGAAGGAAGTCAAGAGGCCAACCATCCAGGATTTGCTTTAACAGATCATGGAAGTATGTCTGCTTTATATGACGCATGGAAAGAAACTAAAAAAACGGGAACAAAATTTATTCCTGGTAACGAAATGTATTTCACAGAGGATCTAAATCCAGAAAATAAAAAAAATTATCATATAGTGTTATTAGCTCAAAATGAAATAGGTTATAAAAATTTATTAAAGCTTAATTTAGAAGCGTTTAAGCATCAATCTATAGGTTATATGGGTAAAGGTACGCCCAGAGTTAGCTGGGAACAAATACAGAGATATAACGAAGGTTTGTTTGCTTTGACAGCTTGCTCAAATGGAATTATTGCAAAAACATTAGTTTCAGATCAAGATGTTGAGAAAGCCGAAGAGATAATTAAGAAGTTACATTCAATATATAAAGATAATCTCTTCTTGGAGTTACAGCCACATTCTTTACTTCATATCAATCAAAAAACTGGAAAAGAAGTTAATCAAATTAAATTGAATGAATCTTTACTTAAGTACTCAAGAGATTTTAAGATTCCATACGTCATAACATGTGATGCTCATTATAGAAACAAAGAAATGAGTGTATCTCACGATATTATGTTAGCTATAAAAGACAAGAAACCTGTTGATGATCCAAATAGATTTAGATATGGAATTCAGGATATGTATTTTAAGACAGAAGATGAAATTACAGATTTCTTTGGAAAAGATATCGCTGAGATAGGCATGGCAAATACTATAAAAATTTTCGATGCTTGCGAAATGCCAACTTATTTAGAAAGTCGCGGTCCAATTTTACCAAAGTTTCCGGTTCAAGAAGAACAGGATTACAAAAAATTTAGAGAATGGTTTGAAAAGAATGAAGATAGCATAGATGAAGATAAAGCATATTTAAGGTATAAATGTATTCAAGGCTTTAAAGAAAAATGTCAAGACTTTTCACCAGAAAAGAAAAAAGAATATTGGAGTCGAGTTAAGAAAGAATTAGAAGTTTTAGAAATGCGAAACTTCTCATCTTATCTTTTAATCGTTGCTGATTATTTTAATTGGGCGAAAGAGCAGAAGATACCTACCGGAACCGGCCGCGGCTGTTTTGTTCCTGAAAGTTTAGTTGGATTAATTGATGGAAATTTTAAAGCAATAAAAAATGTAATAATTGGTGATGTTGTAATTTCTCACGATAACACGGCAAATAAAGTTATTGATGTTTTATCATATGAAGTTAAAGAAGAAATTTTAGATCTTGAATTTGAGAATGGGAAAATAATTTCTTGTACGAAAGAACACGAATTTTTTACAAATAATCGCGGATGGGTTCAGGCGCAACATCTTAATGATGAAGATGATGTTGCGTATGTCTGCTAATATTTTACTCGCAAACTTTCTTAATTCTTCTTTCATTTTTATCACTAATGGGAACCGACCGCGGCTCTCTACTGGTATAAAAGAAGAATTAAAAACTGCCCTGAAGAAATATTGGAGTTTCTTTATAAAAAAGAAGATATTCTATTTATGTTATGGATGAAATTAAATAAACCGGTTAGATCGGTTAAGATTTATTGTGAAATTAATTGCGAGATTTGTAAAGAAAAATCTCGGCAACGAAAAGATATTATCCGGATTATTTATTATTATGTAATTCTAAAAAAATATTGATTGAAATAAAATCCACAAAAAGTTATCTTTATAATGAAAAGAAAATTCAAGCAAAGATAGAGGTGACAAATAAATATTTAGAATCGGGAAATATAGATGAATATTTTCTTGATGAAAATATGGCCCAAAATATTGGACTTGTATTCAAAAGAACTGGCGGAATAAAACATATTTGTAAAAAATTATATGCGGAAGATAAATTAAAATTATATTCCGATAAAAAGCATAAAGATTATATCGTCGAAAAATAAGGAGATATTATGGATTATATAGGCTCAAAAGAAAAATTAAATGAATGGATTTTTTCCATCATACTTAAAGAAAATAAAGCAGATGAACTTATTTTCTTAGATGCGTGTGCCGGATCTGGTTCCGTCAGTAAATATGCTGCAAAAATGGGATTTAAAAAAATTATTTCCAATGATCTTTTATCTTTTTCACAGCACTTGGTTATTGGCGCAATAGGATTAAGTACTTTACAATATCAGACTGTTGATAATTTAATTAAAAAGTTGAATGAAGCGCCTCTACTTGAGGGATTTTTTTATCAAAATTATTCAGAGCATACTGGTAAATTATACTTTACTGATTATAATGCAAAAAAAATAGATGGCGTTCGCGCCCTGATAGAGAAAATAGAAGAACCAGCAATCAAAAGTTATGCACTTTATTGCTTGTTAGAGGCGATGAGTTCCGTTTCTAATACTGCTGGTGTTCAAGCGGCATTTTTAAAGAAAATAAAAAGTCGGGCATTACAAGAAATCCATCTTAAAAAAATGCCGTGTGCTTGTTTACCGGATAAAATCATAACATACAATATGGATATAAGTAAATTAATGAAAGATTCAAGTTTTAGATCTCTATATAGTGAAAATATCTTATATATTGATCCTCCTTACAACCAAAGACAATATGCGCCAAATTATCATCTTTATGATACATTATCGAAAAATGATTCTCCGGCGATTTATGGAAAAACAGGACTGAGGGATTGGGGTGTGGAAAAAAGTTCCTTCTGTTCAAAAAAAACATGTGTTTCTTTTTTAGAAGATATTGTTAAAAACTCTAAAGCGGAGCGAGTGTATATTAGTTACAGCTCTGATGGTATTTTAGAGTTAGAAGATTTTCCGTTTAAAGAAAAAGTTGTATATTCTAAGCCGCAAAAAAGATATAAATCTGATTCGAAAAGAAATAATGATGAAACTGAACTATTTGAATATTTAATTGAAATAAAAAAGTAAAGGAATGTATGAGTAAAATTATAATTGAAGCATGTAGAAAAAAAGATTTAGAGGATCCCAAGCATTGGGAAAAAAAGGAAAAGTGGAAAAAGGCAATTAAATTAGCTAATTTAAATGATGATGGATATGGATTTTTAAAAGCTGAAGATTTGCCGCCAGATATGCAATCAAATAATGGAAAAACTTGGGCACGAACTGCGGAAAAATATTTTAAAATTACAGAAATACGTAAAAATAATGGTGATAAAGGCGCTGTATCTGCTTATGAGTTTAGTGGATTTCACAAAAAAGAAAAAGATGAACATGCAATTCCTTCTAATGTTAGAAAATATTTTAAAACCAAAGAAAAAAACTGTTTAGTTTTAGGTACCTCCCACGGTGTTGAGATTGATCATAAATATCCCTATTACCTTTATAAGGATTATAATTTTAAAAATGATGTTTCAAATTATCAATACATATCTCCTTCTGTAAATACTAAAAAAAGAGAGGAGTGCAAAAAAACCGAACAAAGCGGAGTTAAATATGATAATAGAAAGAATTGTTGTTTTTTCAGAACCGCTCACGGTAAAGGCAAATATGAAAAAGAAAAAATAACGTTAAACTCTCCATATGATGGACAGTATTTTACTGATGTAGCTGAGACTTGTTTAAGGGATAACGAGTTATATTTCAAATATTTTCAAAAACTTAAGCCACTTTCCCATGATGATTTTAGGAAGATATATATTCCGTTAATAAATCAAGTCATTGAAGATGATTTTAATGTTGAAGATTATGATAATGTTTGTTGTTTTGTTTTGGAAAAAATAGAAAATAAATCATCAACAGAACAATTAAAAAATGCTTCAGATCTGCCACTAAAACCTGACGACGAGTCCCCAGGTGTCGATCGTGAAAACCATGGAGTCGAAAACAAAACAATGGCGAAATCTCAAAAATTAGATTATAAGTTAAGCATAAATCCTTTTAAGGAAACTAAATGAAATTAATTAAAAAAACATCAAGAAATTACAGCGGAACGGTTTATGATTTAACTGTAGAAAACACTCATTCTTATAACGTCGAAGGTTGTGCCGTTCATAATTCTGTTGTTGGCAGTTTAGTTGCCTATTTAACCGGAATTACTAAGGTAGATCCTATTAAACATGATTTACTCTTTGAAAGATTTCACAATCGAGAGAAGAAAGCGTATCCGGATATTGATTTAGATTTTTCAAAGTCGAAAAGAGATTTAGTTAAAAAATATTTAAAAACAAAATATGGAGAGGATCGTGTTGCTGGTATTAGTAATTGGAGCACTTTATCTCCAAAGGTAGTTATTAAAGATGTAGCACGTAGTTTAAATATAGAAGGTGATAAAAAAGCTACTTTTGAAGTTGCCAATTATATAACTTCAATTATGCTAGAAGAAAAAACTATTGAAGAGATTGAAAGTAAAAGTAAAAAATTCCAATCTTACATGGTAAGTTATCCAAAGCTTAGAAAACATGCCATAGAATTACAAGGTTTGGTTAGAAATTGGGGTGTTCATGCGGCTGGTGTGGTCATTTCAGACAAGCCTTTAGTAGAACTAACTCCATTAAGAGTTGATGAAGACGGTGATATGATTTTACAGTGGGAAAAAACTAGAACCGAAGAATTTGGTTTAGTTAAAATGGATTTGCTTGGTTTAGATACTTTAGATGTAATTGCTGAAACAATTCAGTTAATTGAAAAGCACAAAGGAATTAAAATCGATATTGATAAAATTCCAACAGATGATCGAGAGACTTTCGAAATGATTGGTCGAGGGCAAACTATGGGAGTCTTTCAGTTAGAATCATCTTTAGCTCCACTTTGTATGAAAATTAAACCAAAATCAATTGATGATATTTCTGACATTAATGCGTTGGGAAGACCATCTTGTTCTGCTGAGCAGAGACAAAGTTATATTGAAAGAAAAATGGGGGCGGAACCGATTACATATCTTCATCCAAATCTAGAAAATGCGTTAAAGAAAACCTTTGGCATTTCTCTTTATGAAGAAGCCATGATGACTGTCGCAAAAGATTGTGCGGGCTGGGACTTAAATCAATCTGATGCTTTAAGAAAGATTACTAAACTTAAAGGAAAGGATCCCGAGTTAGTGGAAAAAACTAGAAATACCTTTATTAATGACTCAGTAAAGTTTTCTGGGATGTCAAGTAAAGAAGCAGCTCGGATTTGGGAACATGAAATAGAACCTTATGGTTCTTATGGTTTTAACAAGGCTCATAGTGTTGCTTATTCATATATTTCTTATCAAACCGCTTGGTTAAAGTGTCATTATCCAACTGAATATATGTGTGCGTTGCTAAATAGTGAGGATCCAAATAGTGATAAATTGTTGGAGTATATTCAAGAATGTTCTAAAATGGCAATTAAAATTACTCCACCTAATTTAAATACGAGTCGATATAATTATATGGTGACTGGCTCAAAATCTATTGCGACTGGTTTATCGGCCATTAAAGGAATTGGACCAAAGGCGTTAGAAGAAATTTTATCATTACAACCATTTCAAAACTTAGAAGATTTCTTTTTAAGAACAAATGCTAGAGTCATTAACAAAGGAGTTATACAAGCTTTGGCTAAAGCAGGAGTTTTTGAAACTTTCAATAGAACTCGAAAAGATATTTTTGAAAATTACGAACAATATCGTGATTTGGTGAGGGCAGAAATAAAAAAGGGAAAAACTATTGATTTAATTAAATTGCCGTCGTACCAAGAAGAATGGGACCGCAAGCAATTTTTATTATCTGAAAGAGAGGTTTATGGTCGAACTATTAGCGGCTCTCTTCATGAAATTTTCAAAGGATTTTTTAGAGCAAACTCTTCTGTGACACCTCTTCGAAAGATTAAAGATATGCAGCCGGGTGATCGAGTTAAAATTGAAGTTATTATTAACTCAAAAATAAAAGAATTTACAGTTAAAAAACCAGGCAAAAACTTTGGAAAGAAATTCGCGAAATATTTAGTTGAAGATGCTACCGGAACTACTGCTGAATTTACGGTTTGGATGGATGATTATCAAAAATATAATCATATTCTTCAAGATGGTTTACCATTAAAAGCCGTTTGTAAAATAGATGAATATATGGAACAACGTAGTTTGTCACTTTCTACATTAGAGGGTGTTCTTGGAAAAGAAATTTAAATTAAAGAGGTTTCAAATGATAAGTTGTCTAAAATGTCATTTCTCAGTTAATGAGCTAATGAAATTTGCAATAATGCAAAATAAATGCCCTTCTTGTGGCGGAAATTTGTTTACTAAGGATGATATGAATTTGATTTCATTAATTCAATCTAAAGTTGCTCAGCAAAGATTTTCATCAAAATTGACATCTGATGTTGCACAAGATTTATCTTTGTTCATTTTTAATGAATTAAAATCAGGCGAATTGGTAAAGCATATAGTGATTCAGAAGCCATTAGAGAAAACAGATGTATCTTCAAAAATCAGTGATATTGATAATATTAGAAAAGAAGTTGAGGCTGAATTTCAAGATCACATTAGCATCCTCAAAGATAACGATGAGCAAGATGAATATGAAGAATATAGTGAAAATGATGAGGATGGCGGCGATGAAGAAATTGATGATGACATATCAAGTAAATCTAATCAATTAAAGAAAATTTTAGAACAAAAAAATATTCAAAATCCTAAATTTGGTCGAAAAGTTCAACAACCTGGTTCATCAATTTCAGAACGAACTAAGTCTGGTCCTAAAGTTAATAGGATAACTTAATGCAACTAGTCATATTAGAAACACCTTATGCCTCAGAAACAGAGGCAGGATGTCAACTTAATGTTGAATTTGCAAGACTATGTATGAGAGATTGCTTCTTGAAAGGAGAAGCTCCATTTGCAAGTCATTTACTTTACACTCAGCCAGGAATTTTGGACGATAAAGAGCCTGCAGAAAGATTACTTGGTATAAATTCTGGATTATTATGGGGAAAGGCAGCGTCAAAAACTGTAGTTTACTTAGATAAAGGTGTAAGTAAAGGGATGATTTACGGTATTCAAAATGCTAAAGAAAATAATCGTAATATCGAATATCGTTTTTTAAATAAACTTTTGGATGATTCCTTGAAGGAAAGTTTAAATGCTAAAAGCAATAGCTAATCAAAAAATAGAAATTAGTAAAGAAGAATATTCTTATTATCTTGAGCTTGAAAAAATCTTTGGAAAAGAAGCATTTATTGGTCTATTCAAAACAGATGATAATGGATATGTTACTTCTGTTTTGCCTAAAACATCTAATCCGATGGCAATGATTGTTGTGTTTTTTTTGTTAAATGTAATGTTTAATCAAAAATTACGTCAATTAGATGGTTGGATGACCACAACAAATATAAGAATATCAGATTTAGAAGATAAAATAAACAAATTGGAAAAATAGGAAAAGCTATGGGTAAATTTGGTGAAAAAATAATGATTGATAATTTTTCAGTAGAAGATATAGATATATCTGATATAAACAACTTATCTGATTGGTTACCTACAAATGGAGTGATGGATTTAAATATTGCTGAGCAAGGATTGGTTCATACATTACATGGACAGAATTACTGTCAAGAATTAATTGCAAAACTTGATAGATGGATAAGTATAAAGGAAAATCAGAAAAACAAAGCATGGACAAAAGCTGCTTTAGATAAGGCATCTGCTGCTGGCCACAAACCAGTTAAAAATCGAGAATGGTTTGCTCAAGCAGATGATGACTTTATCCAAGCAAGCAATGATGTTGCTGTAGCTAAAGCTGCAAAAAAATGGTTTGAGAACAAAGCCGCTTATTTTTCAGGATGGCATTATGCATTTAAAACATTCTTAAAACGAGATTATTCTTTAGAAACTTTAGGTAATTTTCAAGCTGCTCACTCAACTATAGATATGAAAAGACCATCCATTTCATTGAATAAAAACGATTGGGGTGCAGAAGAAATAGCTTGGAATGATGATGATGGTGAAGATGATAAGTAAATGGGAAAACACAATCGATTTACAAAAGAACAACTTTATCAGCTCTATATAATAGAGGACAAAAACCAACGTGAGGTTGCCTTAGAATTAAATTCCAGTTTGGATTTAATACAAAAAACCTTGTCAAAGTTCAATATTAAAAAATCAAAGAAATGTATTGCTAATAATAGGGCAAAAACTAATTTGAAAAAATATGGAGTATTAAATCAATTTCAGAATCCAAGTATTAAGGAAAAAATAAAAAAAACATCTTTAATGAAATATGGTGTTGAAAACCCTATTCAAAATAAAGATGTCAAAACAAAAGCTGTAAAAACTATGATTGAAAAATACGGAACTGAAGTTCCATTAAGAAATGGTGAAATTCAAAATAAGTTTAAAGAAACTAACTTAGAACGTTATGGGGTATCAAACCCTTCTCAATCAGAAGAATCTAAAAACAAAGTTAGATTTAAAATGCTGGAAGCTAACAGGTCTTGTCTAATCTTAGGAAAGACACCAAAAGAATGGGCGCGAAAATATAACGTGCCTGCAACTAGCTTATATAATTGGATTGGGGAAAATTCACAACTTTGTGATCAAACATTCTTTGAATATTTAACAAGCTATAAAAGGACATTGACTGATATTGAGAATATTGTTGTTAAGGAATTTAATGTTGATTTTTGGAATAAAAATTGTCATGGATTACATTATAAACCAGATTTTAAAATTAATGAATTTACGTACTTGAATGTTGATGGATTATATTTTCACTCTAATATTTATAGAGATAAGTTTTATCATTTCAAATTAAGAGAGGATTTCGAAAAACAAGGTTTAAAAATTTTTCAATTCAGGTCTAATGAAATTTATGAAAAGCTACCAATAATTAAATCTATTTTGGGATTGACTAATAAAAAACATGATATAAGTCTCAAGAATATGATTATCAAAGCAGTTTGTGATCAAGATGCTAAAAAATTTTTAGAAGCTAATCATATTAAGGGTTCTATTGTTGCAAAACATGTTGGTTTGTATTTAGAAAACGAACTGATGTTTTTGATATCATATAAAATATGTAAAGACAATAATAAAAAAAATATTAAAATAGAGAGAATTTGTTTTAAATTAAATTTGATGGTGTTTGGCGCGTGTGGTACTATATTAGAGTACATTAGAGCAATCAATGATGTTGATGATATGTCATACTTTGCTGACCTGAGATATGAATCGGGTCAAGAGTTAATGGACTATGGATTTAAGATTAAATCAGAGTTTTTAAGGTATGAATGGACGGATTTTAAAAGTGTTTACAAAACAAAAACCAGTCGGTGTGAAACAAAAATATATGATGCTGGACAAAGATTATTGATTAGATAAAGCAGTTTTTATATTCTGTTTAAAAATATAAAATTAAAATTAAAAACCATAAGATAATAAAGCAATTCAGCAAAAATATCAAAAAAGGTTTAACAACAAAGGAAAAAATGATGTCAAAAACAGTTTTCGGTGAAGTAGATTGGAATGAGGGTGACGTGGGTGGTGGTGGAGGCAATAGAGCTTCTGATTTTATGAAATTAAAAGAAGGTAAAAGCAGAGTAAGAGTTTTAGGAAATCCTGTACAATTTTATGTGCATTGGATTGAGACGCCAGATGGACAGAAAAGAAAAATAAATAGTCCAATCAGTGATCCTAAACTTGTCAAGCAATTAGTTGATAATGGCTTTAAAAGACAAGCTCGTTGGATCGTAAAAGTATTAGACCGCTCAGATGGTGGAGTTAAACTCTTAGAGGTAAGTAGCCAAATTTTTAATGGGATCAAAACTTTAGTTCAAGATGAAGAATGGGGCCCAGTAACATCGTACGATGTTATTATCAAAAGAGGGAGCCCTGGCCAACAACCATTATATCAAGTGACTCCATGTCCAAAATCACCATTAGATGTAGAAGCCAAGTCAGCTTTACAAGCTTTCAATGATCGTGTTGATTTAACAAAATTGACACAACCAGCCGAACCCGAAAAGGTTCGAGAAGAGTTGGGTTGGTCAACACCCACTCCAGCTGCCAAATCAAAGCCTGTAGCTGCATCAGATGATGATGATGATAATTACTTTGAGTTTGATACAGGTAGTGATGATTAATATTTAAGATAAAAAACACATAAATACCCGACCTATTGCATAAGTATGTCGGGTATTTCTTTATTGAGATAATCCTTGAAATTAAGTACCAAGGATAAATGAAAAAATTATTAACGTTAGATATTAGCTCAAGTACAATTGGTTATTCATATTTTGAATATGATGAACATTCAGCAAACTTAATTGACTATGGACACATTAAACCACCAAGTAAGGCTAAAGCGAAAGGAGTATTGCCATATCGTCTAGATAAAGCTCTTGAGGCTTACAATTCAATACTAACGAAGTACAAGCCAGATGATGTTGCTATAGAAGATTATGCCAAAAGATTTTCCAAGGGAAAGAGCACGGCCCAGACAATAATTATCTTGTCAGTTTTCAATGAAATGATATCTTGGGCAACTTACAAATTCTTGGGAAAAGAAGCTATTCGATACCCAGTTTTAACAATTAGAAGTGTTTTAAGTAAACATTTTAATGAAAAAATAATATCCAAAGAGCAGGTTTATCCTGCCATAAAAGAACATTGTAAATTATTTACACCATTAAAAAACAAAAATGGAAATGAAGCTAAAGAATCATATGACCAAGCTGACGCTATCGCTTTAGGTATTACTACAATAATAAAGCAAGTTGGAACTATCAAAAAATGGAATATTTAGTTATTCATAAATATAAAATTATGTAATGGAGAGTTATCTATGGGGAAAATTCTAAAATTTGGAAGTGATGCCAGAAATAAGATTTTATCTGGTGTAGAAAAATTAGCTATGGCAGTCCAGGTTACAATGGGTCCTGCCGGCAAATGTGTTATCGTTGGAAGGCACATTGGAGCTCCTTCAATTACGAAAGATGGAGTCTCTGTAGCAAGAGAGGTCGTTTTAGATGATCCCATTGAGGAATTAGGTTGTCAATTAGTAAAAGAGGCTGCTGGTAGAAGTGCAGCGATTGCAGGTGATGGGACAACTACTGCAACTGTATTGACCTATTCGATTTTAAAAGAGGGATTGGATTTAATTGATTCTGGATTTAGTCCACTCTATTTTAGAGACGGTGTTGAATGGACTAAAGATATTATTCTAGAAGAACTTGACAAATTAAAAAAACCAATAACCAGTGAAAACGAATTGATCAATATCGCTACAATATCAGTTAATAATGATAAAAGGTTAGGCAAAGTTATTGGTGAGGCTCAAATAATGGCTGGCAAGGATGGTCTTGTAATTGCTGAGGCTATTCCTGGTGTTAAAGATAGCTATCGTCTGGTTGATGGTTTGGAATTAAATAATGGATACTTAGCACAGATCTTCTTAGATAAGGAATCTTCGGTTAGAGAAATGAATGATGTGTCAATTTTAATTTGTAATTGGGAAATAACATCATTATCAAATGACGTTGCTTTTAGAGATTTGGTTCAAAAATTAATTAATTCAAGAAGATCCGTTCTCTTATTATGCAAAGACTTAAAACAAGAGGCATACTCAAACATAGTATATAATTATCAACAAGGAACTTTGAATATATGTCCCGTTAAAATTCCAAAGCTAGGAAGAAACCAGGAACAGTGGTTAGACGATTTTTCTGCATTAACTGGGGCAACAATTATAGGCGGAGATACAGGGGTGCCAGTAAAAGATTTTGAAATTGCACACCTTGGTTTTGCTACTAGAGCAGTAATTGATAGCTTCAAAACAAAGATATTTGAGCCAAGAAAAAATGAAAGACTTGTAGCCGAAAAAATTAAATTATATCATGAGGCATCTAAACATTTGTTAGGAGACTTAGATTTAAAAGATTTAAGAGAGCGCATTGCCTTTTTAAGTAATAAGACAGCCATTATATCAGTTGGTTATTCTACAGAATTAGAGCTTCGAGAAAAGGGAGATCGTGTTGAAGACGCATTGTTTGCAGTAAAAGCTGCATTAGAAGAAGGGTATGTGATTGGGGGTGGGTTTGCCCTTTGGCGGGCCGCAGAGGCTGTTGATTCATTCAGAATTTCCGAAGCCCCACCACAATGGCATCCTGCTATCAAAATTGTTTTAGAGGCATGTAGAGCCCCGGCAAAACAAATTATTAGAAATGCACATCAAGATCCTGATATTGTATTAGGGCAGCTTACGTCAGATTTGGATGTAGGATACAATATAATGGATTGTAAATTTGAAAATCTAATTAATAAAGGAATAATTGATCCTAAAAAAGTTACCAGGGTAGCGTTTGAAAACGCTTTAAGTATAGCTTTATTGTTAATAACAACAGAGGCTGTTATTGCTGACAATCCTAACATGCCATCGTCTTGGCAACCTCCAGCAGGGTATAGACTACCAGAGAGCAACAAGTTAAGTCACAAGCATTAAAGATGAAATCAAGGACAACTGAACAATTTATATACGAAGCTAAAGTTATTCATGGTGACAAATATAGTTATTCAAAAGTTGATTATAAAAATTCATCAACAAAGATTATTATAATCTGTGTTTCACATGGAGAATTTATGCAGAGGCCAAGCAATCATTTGTTTGGTTATGGTTGTTCTAAGTGTGCTACCCAAATAAAAGCAAAGGAACGTGCAAAAAGTCAAGAAAATTTTCTTAAAGAAGCAAATATAATTCATGATAATAAATATGATTATTCCAATGTTATATATGAAAATGATCGTAAAAAGATAATTATAAAATGTCATACTCATGGTTTTTTTGAACAAAGACCAGGCGATCATTTGCGTGGAAAGGGTTGCGCAAAATGCAGTAACAATATCAAGAAAACAACAAATCTCTTTATAAAAGATGCTATAAATATTCATGGTAAAAAATATAATTATTCAAAAGTTAAATATATTAATTCTTCGGAAAAAATAATTATTAATTGCACTGAGCACGGTAATTTTTGGCAGCGACCTTATCATCATTTATCTGGTGGAGGGTGTCCCAAGTGTAAAGAAAGTAAAGGCGAAAAGAAAATATCTCATTTTTTGAAAAAAAATGGTCTCGAATTTATTAGTCAGTTTAAATTTGATAATTGTAAAAGCATAGATTTTTTAAAATTTGATTTTTATTTGCCAGAGTATAAATTATGTATAGAATATGATGGTGAACAACATTTTAAGCCGATCGAACATTTCGGTGGCGAATCTAAATTTCTAGAACTTAGAAAACGAGATGATATCAAAACAAAATTTTGTAAAGATGAAGGCATTAGTTTGATTAGAATATCATATTTAGATTTTAAAAATATAGAAGAGATATTGCTTAGTTACTTTTCTAAGTAACTGACTATAAAAATAGTTAACCAAAAAAATAGTGAGCTGTTTGTTTATTTTTAACACAGGAGAAATAATGAAAAAGACTAGAGAAAAGGATTCGAGCTCAGAGGCAGAAGGTTTAATGGGAGAATCACAAGCTTGGAATTATATAAATGATTTATTTGGAGATGATACTGTATTCCACCCTGATGAAGTGGAAAGAGTCGAGGCATTTACAACAAGAAGTCCAGCCCTAGATAGAGCGCTTCAAGTTGGTGGTTGGGGCCGAGGTAGAATTTATCAGATGGCAGGTAAGCCATCCTCTGGGAAAACATTTATGGCATTGGTAAGTATAGCTGAATGGCAATCAAAAGATCCTCAAAATTGTGCCTGTTTTATTGACGCGGAATATACGTATGATCCTGATTGGGCTGCATCATTAGGAGTTGACAACGACAGAGTTTTATTGATAAAGACTAATGATGGACAAAAGATTTTTAATGGTTTGTTGGGAAAGCCAAAGAAAAATAAAAATACTGGAGAGATAACACCAGGTTCCGGTTTATTAGATATGATCAAGAAAAAACAAGCAATGACTCATACTGTTAAAAACAAAAAAATCAGATTGGAGCTTGGAAAGTTGGGTGTTATCGTTTTGGATTCTATTGCCGTAATTCAACCACCGCAAGAGGCTGAGTCTGCGGCTGGAAAGGTCAATGTTGCCCCTTTACCAAGATTTTTAGGTCCAGAGTTGAGAAAATTGACTCCTGCTGTGGCGAAAGCCAATGTTTGTTTTATTGCAATAAATCACGTTAAAGAAAAAATTGGTGAAATGTATGGAAATCCAGAAACGACGCCTGGTGGGGCGGCTTGGAAACATGCTTGTTCAGTAATGTTAATGGTGGCGCCATTAGGCGGTCCTGATAATGTTTTAATGGATAGTAATAGTGAAAAATATGGACATAAAATAAAAATTAAAGTTGAAAAAAATAAATTAGGCAAACCTTATAAAACTGCTGAATTTTTCATTGATTTTACATCAGGCGTCGCTCAAAGAGAAGATCAATTGTTAGAATTAAGTTGTTTGTATGATATAATTAAAAGGCCAAATAATTTGTCATACATCATCGACAACGAAAAAATCAATTCTAGGGCATCTGTCTTAAAATACATTAAAGAAAATGAGCACAAAATAGAAGAATTAGTTCGAGCACAGTATCTTAATGGAGAGGGAAGAACTTTACCAGGTGAGGGCTCCCCTGAAGAATTTACAAACCCTTTTGAAGCAGAAAGTGAAGCAGAAGGTGTTGATAACGAATAATATTATGCTGAATATTTAGATTTAGGGGGTAGGAATGTTACTTAGTTGTAAGTTGGGTTGCTCTGGAAAAAAAGGAACGACAACAGCGTCTCTTGATCTTGAAAGTAATAAAGTATATTGTGATTTTTGCAAAGAGGAAATCGAAGTGTCTTCCTTTTTTAAAAATGCAATGAAACAACAAGGACATGTATTAAAACCAACCCCAAAAGCTTTTCAATTTAAATGCGATTTCTGCAAAAGAACTGTTGCCACGGAGATAGATCAAAATGATGCTCTCCGTGGCATTGGTTGTGAAAAAAGCTGTAAATTTACTGTTTCAAAATTCATAATCTTAGGAATGAAAAATACTTCAATACTTAATAAGGACAAAGATATCGAGAATGACAGTGATGAATAATTCAGAAATTGAAATTGAATTAAATAAATTATTTGACATATGTCATATTAATTTGCTGAAAACTAAGATGTGTAAAGAATATCTAATGGATGAAAGAGGTCTGAGTTTAGATACAATAAGTTCTTTTAAAATTGGATACTTCCCACAAAATTTATCAACGCTAACAAAGCATGTATCCGTTGGTGTATTACAGAAATTAAAGATCATTGATTATTCAGAGAGAAGTTTGTTCTCCGAATATTTTTATTTAATATTTCCATATTATTCAGAGTACAATTTGCCGATTGGGCTTGGAGGTAGAACTTTACTTTCTGAAATAGAACGTGAAGTTTTTAATTTGCCTAAGTATAAGAACAGTAGTTTCATAAAAGGCAATTATTTATATGGGCTTAATAAAGCGAGATCTTCTATTTTTCATAAACAAAATGCTTTTATAGTTGAAGGTTATTTTGATCAAATCTCATTAAATTATAATAATATACATAATTCTGTTGCTATATGTGGAACTGCTTTTTCTAAAAATCAATTTTTAAAACTTGCGCGATATACGGATACTTTAACCTTTATTTTAGACCAAGATAGTAGCGGGGAAAATGCTATGAATTCTATTTATCAGAAATATTCCAATTATGGTTTAAAGCTAAGGTTTTGTCATTTACCAAATAAATGTAAAGACGTAGACGAATATTTTCGACTTGGTGGAAAAAATAATGATTTTGTAACAGATTTGAAGTATTTTCATCCGGAGTAGGAGATTTAATGAGTAATAAAAGTAAGATCTATCAGCATAAGATAGTTGAAATATCTTTTGATCAAAGCAAATTAAGTAATTTTTCAACAGAACGTGGAATTAATTATATTTTAACAGAAAATGAAATGAGTGATAAAATATTGGAGCTTAGAACTGCGCTTATCGAACAGCTATACGATGTTATCAATGGAGAGATGTTAACAGAACATCAAAAAAAAATTCTATTCATGAGATTAATGGGTAAAACGCAAAATGAAATATCTAGTCATTTAGGTATAACGCAAAGTGCAGTTCATAAATCTCTCCATGGCAATATAGATTATAGAAACAATAAAAAGAGATATGGCGGAATAATAAAAAAATTAAAAAAAATTTGCAACGGAAGTCATGAAATTCAAAATTTATTAAAGCAAATTAGTGATGTAAAATGTGAAAGCGAAGAATGATTGATGAGTTAGTTCTTAGAAAATTATATTTAGATGATGGAAAAAGTCAGAGTTTTTTAGCAAAACATTTTAATTGTTCCAGATCAAACATTCAATATTTTTTAAAAAAATTTTCAATTAAAAAAGATAGTTGCTTAATAAAAAAAGATTGGTTAATAGAACAATACATTATATTAAACAAAAGTCAATTAGAAATATCTAAAATGTTAAGGTGTTCTAGAAAAAATATTTCTTATTATCTGAAAAAATATAAAATTATTAAGGATAAACATTTAATTGCTGAAAATATAAAAATTAAAAATTTTGAGCGGTATGGTGTTGAGCATCATGTTCAAGATTCATTGGTAAAAGAAAAGATTAAAAAAACTAATTTGGAAAGATATGGTGGATCAATCTCCAATAACGAATTAATTCGTAAAAAGAAGGCACTAACTAATTTAAGTAAATATGGTTTTGTTTGCCCATTAATGAATAAGGAAGTAAAACAAAAAACTATTGCAACCAATTTGAAAAAATATGGATTCAAGCATCACTTTTCAAATCCTAATATAAAAAGAAAAATTATAAGAACCCTCATTAAAAAATATGGTGTAAGCTCCCCAATTCATAATCAAGAAATTAAGAAAAGGATGATTGACACTAACCTTGAGAGGTATCTAGAAACAAATCCGTTAAAAAATTCATTAGTTAGGGCTAAAGCAAAAAATACAAATTTGAATGTTTATGGATATGAAAACCCAATTAAAAATGATTTAATAAAAATAAAAATAAAAAACACGAACCTAACTAAGTTCGGAAGTAAATTTTATTTCAAATCATTGACGTTTAAGAATAAAATGATTTTAAAAGGGAGAATTAAAATTGTTTTCGGAAAAACATTGGCTGAATGGGCTAGGGAATATCATTTGCCAGTATGTAGTATATATCAATGGTTTTATCAAAATGAAGAAAAAACGTTGGAAGAGTTTCTCGCCCACCTCGTTAGTTATAAACATAAATTGACTGATATTGAAAATATAATTTCTCAAAAATTTGGATTAAAACATTTTAATAAATATCCAAATAAAATGTTACGTTATAAACCTGACTTTAAGATATCAAGTCATTGCTTTTTAAATGTTGACGGATTATATTATCATTCATCAATAAATCAGAAGATGAAATTATATCATTATAATATGAGAAAAACATATGAATCTTTTGGGTTTAGGATATTTCAATTTAGGGCTGATGAAGTATATAAAAAACAGAATATAATAAAACTCATAATAGAGCAAGCAATGAATCCGTGTGAGGATATATTAAATTTGCACAAAGCTATTGCTGTAAAAATAAGCAATCGCGAGGCGAGAACATTTTTAGAATCTAATCACATAAAAGGCTACAAGCCAGCGAAACATATCGGATTATTTCAAGGAAATAGTTTATTGTCAGTATTATCGTATAAAGTTAAAAAAAAGAGTTTAAGTATAGAAAGATTTTGTTGTAAAAAGGATGTTAATTTTAATCAAGCGTTTAAAATTCTAATTAATCAACCAGAACTTAATTATTTAAATTTGCCAATATATTACTTAATAGATTTAAGATATGAAAATGGAGATTATCTCCAATACAATGGTTTTAAGCCAGGGCTTGAATTTTTAAATTGGGAATGGACGGATTTTAAAAAAGTTTATAAAAAAACAAAGTGTATGTCTAGAATGGATGAGAGAATGCTAAGTGAAAATGAATATGCAAAAGAATTAAAGCTATATAAAATATATGGAGCAGGTCAGAGATTCTTTGTAAAAGGTTAATTTCTATTAATAACATTGAAAAAATACATAGAGGGCTAATTATGTTAAGAGAAAAGTATTTGGCTAATATTGATCGTTTATTAGAAAGTGTCGTTCGAAAAGAATCTGACAATATTAAGGATAAAAACAAAATTCCTTATACAGAAGATATGGAAAAAAAGGGTTCTGTGAAAAAAATAGCATTTGACATTTATCATGTGGAAAACGACCCCTATAATAGTCTATGGATGGTAGAAGATATTGATGGGAAAAACTTCTTGGTAAGAACAGCAGATCCTAAATATGATACAATTGAGAATGGGTCTTGGACAGCAACAAGTAATTATGACAAAAATAATATAACTTTGGCTTATAAAAGTTATCCAATATCAAGCTTTTCTTCTGAAACTTATGGATTTAATTCTGAAGATATAATAGCTTTTAAGAAGGCCCTACTAGAAAGCGTTAATAACGATCAATCGTTTGTCAGAGACGTTTTAATGGAACAACCAGAAGCAAAGCGACAAGCTTTGTCAAGTTCTTTTCCTGAATTAAATAAAATTATAAGAGGATAATAATGTCTAATAAATCGAAACAAGAATTGGTCGATATACTAATTGCAGCAGAATCAGCACTAAGCCAATTAGATAAAGGAAAAACATATTCATCAAGTTATATAGTTGGCCGTTTTTTAAAAGCAGCTGAACTACATTCTACGGATCAACTCATAGGTAATATGAGGGATGTCTTGATTAAGAAAGCATCAAAAAATGATTTTATTAATCAAAATGAAATAGGAAGTTTATACAATGAAATGTATGGGTTATCTGGTGGGCAAACAGCATTTCGAGATGTGTTAGGTGACTTGCTCCCGGATAGTTTGCAACTTAAAAAGGTTGCTTATCCTGGGTCTAAAACCCGTGCATTAGAAGAAAATAAATTAGAACCAATCTATAAAGATTCGGAATTATCTGATGCATTTTCAGTCTTATTTTCATTAGGCGGTGATTCTTTTGGTACATATAAACCCAATCAAAATAAAGATATTGAAAAAGTTGTTATTTCAAAATTATCAAGTTTGGGTCACACACCAATAGGCGTTGACATTGTTGAAACTAACGAGCATTATGCTTTATGCGCAACAACACATCAAACTGGAAAATTAAATAAAGTTTCAGTTTACATACCTGTTCAAATTACAGATGGTGTTGTTAAGTCACCAGAATTTGTAGTGTCAGGTGAAAATGTATTGGAACTAACTGCAAGAAATTTATTTACAACAATAAAAGAACAATCTAGGAACCAAACTGTTGACTCTAACAGAAGATTTGCTTCCGAAAGAGGAGATGGTTCAAAGGGTATTGAAGTAAGCAAGTCAGTGGTACCAACCAGTTTAGAATATTTTGCTGATTTAGAAAACACATTAGTTGCCGCAGCATCTAATTTTGATAGTAATAAAGTTAAAATGGCAATAGCAATGCTTGATGGAGAGCTAGCATCCCTTGGAGTAAAAAATTCTCAAATAAAGATCGCTGGTTCTGACAACAAATCTATTTTATTTGATGTATTTATTCCAACCAAGCTTGGCTCATCACTTGTTAAAATTCCAGTTGAAATTGTAAACAACGTTCCACTCCTACCAACTAAGTTTTCTTCACACGAGACTCAGAAAGATTTGCGTATTTTTAAATTTAATTCATCCGGATTTCAGGAATATTTTGATAACCTAAACTCCAAATCAGAGTCGATCAAAATAGCGAGAATTACAGGTGAATTATCAACAATGTCATATCATCAATTAATGGATCAAATTATAGAAGGAATAACTTCTAATGATTTTAAAAAGGCTGAAGATTCATTGCAGACTATCGAAAATAGATTTGGTAGTGATAAATTTATGGTAGCATTTGATAAATATTCACAATTATTAAGGCACGTTTCTAGTGGCGGTAAAAGAAAGGAACAGATTAAAGCAGCATATGAACGTGGAGATTTGATAAAGGTCTCTAACTCAATACATCTTTATTGTCCAAAGCTAGGTCTACCAGTAACGAAGGTTTCTTTTGATGAAAAAGGTAGAGTAATCCCTATGAGTAGATCTAAGAAATCTGAAAATCAAATTCAAGAAACACTTATATCTAATAGTAAAATAGTATTAACCTAAGGATTTTTTCATGAAACACAATAAAGTTGAAGTTATTTTAAAAAAAGCAAAAAGCTTGAATGATAAATCTTTATCAAGAGATTTGCGTAAAGCTGCTCTTAATTCAATAACTAAGACGGCGGAAGG